CTAACCCGCATCCGGCAGCGGATACCTGGCCTTGATCTCCTCGACCTTGGCCACCCAGGCGCTGTAGTCCGGTTCCACGCCGGCCTTGATCGCATCGAACTCGGCCTCGGTCTTGAGCGGGTCACTTTCCAAGCGGTAGGCATTCGCCCGCGCCGCGGTTGCGGCATCGTACTCAGCCTGCCAGCGTTCTTGCGCCTGCTGTTCAGCGGTCTTTAACTTGCTCCAGTCGATCATCGCGGTAACTCCACCGGGCCGTCGGCCTCGATCAGCAACGGTTCAGGGAAGCGAGCAGCGGCACTGGCATCAGCGGCCAGCGGGAACCGCAGGATCAGCTCCAGCCGGCCGGCACGTCGCAGTGCAGGACCAGCGAACCACTCCGACCCGATAGCCTCGGCCGGCACTTCACCACCGTCCGGGAGCGGTGTGAAGTCGAACACCTGGCCGTTCACAGTGAGCACATCGCCAATCCTGACCAGCGACAGGTGCTCGTCGCTGCCTGGCAGTGGTGCGTACGGTGACAATTTGATCAGCATCAGAACCACCTCCCAATAGCTGTGAACGCAACGTTGACGGCAACTGAGGAGCGCGCAACTGTCGACATCACAATCGATGTAACTGAGTTTGGGGTAGCAACAAGCGCATTCGCCCACACCCCCCCGTGTCGGGCATTGCAATGCGTGTTCGGCGGCGAACTGAATGTCGCCGGATATGCCCATAAACCATTGGCGGGTGCCCCGTCTACATGAATGCTGCCCGCCGCGGCGGTGGTCACTGTCAACGCGCGCTCAGCCCAGCAGACCTGAGTCCCATCCGCGAACCGCACATACTCCCCGTTCGCGTTACTCCCGCGATCAATCACCGCACCGGTCGGTACGCCGCTCGACTGCGAAACAGCGCCGAGAATACTGTCTCGCGAATACAGCGCGCCCGAACTACCAAGCGCTTCGCGGACAGCCGCACTGCCGAGGCTGAGATCCCCCCGCGCTGCCGCCGCATTTGCAGAGAGCGCCCAGGGCTTGATCCCCGCCAGGGTTGACCCCCACTGGTTGGCGATCAAGTTGAATCGATCCGACAGGTCCTTGTCGTAGCCCAGGATCGGCGCCACTGCATAGGGCTGGCCGCTGGCCGTGTTGCCCTGGTAGTTGGGCTTGATCGAGATGACCGTCGAACTGGCGACGTTTGTGACCTCGTACCAACGTCCATCGGGTCCGCGAAATGCGTCGCCGACTCGGGCATTGGACGAGAACTGTGTGCCGGTACCGGTAACGGTCGGGCTATTTGCGGTCACCGCCACGGTTCCGGTTGAGTACCACGCCATAGAGTTCTCCTGCTATGCAATGGCCAGAAGAGGCCATGGGAAAGGTGTTCGTATTGCGTCTTGCCCAGGTCCGCCGACTTGAACAGTTGCTACGACAGTGTTTCGGGCCGAAGTAACAAACCCAATGGAGCACTCTCCAGTATCACCTTGGGGCGGTTGCGCCTGTACATTGAAATGACTAACCAGAAAATACCCATCGGTCCCATGCGGCCACGGCGCTGACCATGAATGCAACGTGTAGTACCCAAGATAATTGCCATTCGTGCCGTAATAATTCAGCAGCTGGGTACCACTTATGAACCGAACAAGATCCCTATTACTGTCAAATACCACTCTTGACTGATTGTCAAATATTTGCATCCCCCATCCGCCAGTTTTCGGCATGAACACCGCGCATGCCTTCCACTTCCCTCCCAGTACGACACCGCTTGTGTCTTGAAACACCTTCACGTAGAAGCTGAAACCCGTCCAGTTCCCAGACGAACCAGCATGTTGGAACATCGTTATGTGATGCGAACCATTAGGGCAAAAGAAAACAAACGGCGGGAACGGGCTCTGCACCGGAGATGGGTACGAGACGTTGATGATCTGGGCATTAGTGGCTGGGTAGGTACCAGACGCAACCAGATGCAGACAAGGGTGGTCCTGATCGATTATCACCTGACCGGCATTCCCAACAAACTTCGCACCGAAACTCATGAGAACATCACCGCATATAGAGTGTAATTCGCTGTTACATCACCGGACCAACCAAACGTAATAGTCGAGCCGCTAATGGTATGCCTGGGAATCCAAGATCTAGAATCCGGCGTATTGCAGACGACAAACATGACACCTTTAGAACCGTCGAACCCAGGGACCGTAACTGAAAGTCCCTGGGGGATGTTCCCCAAGTCCCGGCGATAGACCATCCTCAATGAATAATTATTGCTGTCAAAGAGTATTGAGCCGCCGGCTGAACGTGTTCTCATTCCGTAACTCATACGTCAAGATTCCCGATCTGGACTCGAAGCACCAAGTTTCCGTCATACACTTTTATTGCCTCTGCCGTCTGGCGCATAAACCCTCCCGACGTTGCGCTGTTCATTGTGAACGCGCCGCCCTTATCCAACTTCCATAGCGGCTCGCCGTTGGCACCGAGGGCGGTCGACTGAATCACGTTGCCGATCTTCGCGTTCGTAATCGAACCGTCCTGAATCATCGCGTTGTTGATGAACATCTGGCCTCCGACGATCGAGACCGGCGCCACGGTCTGCCCGCTGGAACTGTTGAACCAGAGGAACCGATCAGCCTGGAACGCCATGGTCGTCACGCTCGTACCGCTGTCGAAGCCCAGTTGCCAGCCAGCGGCGTACTTCTGGCCATTGGCATGCGCCTGGAGCTTCACGCTGTAGAGCGCCTTGACGTTTCCATCCAGCGAGGTAACCGCTTGAGATGTGGTCTGGATGTTCGCCTCGTTGGTATCGGTGCGCGCACTGACGGTATCCATCCGCTGCCCCAGGGCGCTGTCCGCGTTGGCGCGGACGGTCTGTTCGGTGCTGATGGCCGAGGCGTTGCTCGCAACCTGGCCGGATAGCTGATCCAGCCGCTGGACGGTCACGGCATTGTTCGACGCAACGACCGACTCCACGGTGGCGATCCTGCCCTCCGCGGTCCCGGTACGCGCTTCAAGCAAGCTCGTCCGCTTCGCCTGCGCTTCATCCTCGTTCGCCCGCACGGTGACTTCGGTGGCGGCTCGAGCAATGGTGTCCCAGCCCTTCAGCGCATCGGCCTTCTCTCCGGTCGCCGGCTCCCGGCGGGCGGCAGCCTGCAGAACATCCAGGCTCGAAGCCGCCGCTTCGACCTTACCGTCGAGCTCGGTGATATCCGCGGTGTTGGTGGCCACCTGCTGGGCCAGGCCGTTGGCCGTCTCGATCGACTGTCCGATGTCGGCCCAGTAGGACGCGTTCGGCGGCGAGGCGTTGAGCGGCACCGCCTGCTTTGCCTGATACAGCCGGTTGCCGACCCGCACGATATCGTTCTTCGCGTAGGTCTTCGTCGGGTCGTAGGCCAGCACATCGGACAGATTATCGATCTGGCCCTGCAGGCCACTGATATCGACCTGCATCTGATCGATGTCGGCGAAGAACTGCTCGCCCAGCGCGGACTCGACGTACTCCTTGGTGATCAGCTCGTTGTACTCGCTCGCATCCGTCGAGCTTATACCGTCGACCCAGGCCGACCAGGGGCCGACGTTGCCGGTCCGGTCGATCAGCCGCCCGCGGAAGGCCAGGCGAGCGCCGGCCGCCAGTGAGGTCAGCGTATGGGTGTCGGTCGGGTACGCGAACAAGCCCAGGGCAGTTGCGTTCTGCTCGCTGCCGCCTGGGGTGACCGACTGCTGAATCTCGGTGTAGGCGGTGTCCGCCGCGCCACTGACCGGGAATCCCCACTCCAGACCGATCTTCCACGGTCCGCTGGTGGTACGCAGGAACGCCAGCGCCGGCGGCGCGCCGGTCTTACCGCTGAGCTGGGTCAGGATCGAACTCTTCCAGACCGACGTGATGTCGAAGGCCGACACCGCACGCACTCGCGCCAGATATCCACCTGCGTAGATGCTGGTCACATCGACGCTGGTGGTGCCGGCACGCGGCAGGCGGATCCAGTTGCCGCTGTCCTTCTTCCATTCCACGTCGTAGGCGACGGCGCCCTCCACTGCCGGCCAGGTGATAGTCATGGTGCTCACCGCCAGCCCCTGGTCGATTGTCCAGCGCGACGAGAGCGTGACGCTGGCCGGTGGCTGCACGGTGGTGACCGGGATGATGCTGATCGGGCGCTCCTCCAGCCGTGCGCCGGTATCGATGTGGTCGAACTTGCTCGGCTCGTACTGCAGGCCGTTGATGGTCCACTGGCCGTTGTCGTCACGCTTGGTGCTCATCACCCGATAGAGCTGGACAGCCAGGTCATCGGCGTCGAGCGCCCAGCACAGTTCCGGCTCCGGCGCCTCCGAGTAGGCCGCGGTGACGGTGACGGCCTTGCCGTTGACCGACTGCACCGTCCGGCCCTCGGCGCGCCCGCTCGGCAGGTTGATGATCAGGCGATCACCGGCCTTGGCTTGAGTGACGCGATCGAGCGTTACCACGCGGCCAGCAACAGCCGAGATCCGGCCGCCAATCTCGCGGCCGGCCAGCAGAGAGTCAGCCACCGGGATGATGTAGCCCGGCAGCGGAATCCGGCCTTCCATACCGGTGGCGAAGGTGATGGTGCGGTCCTGCACGCTGGTCAGCACCGCCCACTTTCCGCGCCGCTGCGCCTCGCTCTCTCGCGTACAGCCGATGGCAGACAGCTCAACCGGGTTGTCGCCATAGCGACGCAGCAACGGCGCGTCGGAATAGCCCGTCACGTCGGTGTCGTAGTTGTTCGCCGGGTTGTCGTAGCTGACCAGGGCGCGGCTATATCTGGTGCGAGCCGAGGCGGCGCCGTAGATCATCTTCCCGTCAATCACATTCGCCCGGGTGAACACGTAGTCGAAGTCGGCAGTGCGCGGCATGTCGGCCTGCGACACAAGCTGGCCCTGCGCCCAATAGCTCATCCCCCGATAGATCGCCGCGATATCCCGCAGCAGCGTCCATGCCTGGGAGCGCGACTGCAGGTTCAGATCGCACAGAAAGCGCGGCTCCTGGCCGCCCTTCCCGTCTGGCACCAATTGGTCGCAATACTGGGCGATCTTGTAGAGCTCCCACTTGTCCACCATCCAGGGCTTGATCCGCTTGCCCAGGCCGAAGCGCGCGTTGGTGCTGATGTCGTAGGTGATCCACGCGGGATTGTTGGTCCAGGCGCTCTTGAAACTGCCATCCCAGACGCCGGTGTACGTGCGCAGCTCCGGGTCGTAGGTGGTCGGCACTTGGACCTTGCGGGCCTTGCACTCGACGGTGACGGCCGGAATGTTGCTGAACTGCTCTGCGCTGAACTCGATGTAGAGCAGAGCTGTGTTTGGGTAGCGCAGCTTCGCGTCGATCACCTCAGTCAGACCGGCGATCAGCATGGTGTCGGCGATCAAGCTGCTGTTCTGGTTCGACGTGATCCGGCGCACGCGTACCTGCCAGCCAGTGGTCGCCGCCGGCAGGTCGATGCGCTGGCTCCGCTCGTAGCGGCTGGTGGTCTTGCCGTCGACAGCATCCAGCAACACCTGCTGGTAGGCGCCGCCGTCGGTGCTGACGTCTACGGCATACTCGATCCGGTAGCCGTTCACGTCCCCACTGCTCTCCTGCTTCTGCAGGGCCGGCCAGGCGAAGCGCAGGCGCACGGCGGACAACTGGGTGTTGGTCACCGAACGCACCCACGGGGTGTCGCTGCGCAGCTCCACGTTCACCGTGGTCTCGTTCTCCACCGAGGGGATTCCGGGGATGTAGTCCTGATCGACACTGCCGCTGCGCCATTCCCACTTCACGTTGGGGAAGTTGACGTTGCCGCTGGCGTCCATCAGCGGGGTATTGTCCAGGTAGATGTCCTGGTCGCTCGGCCCCTCGGCGAACTCGCCCTCGCCCACCGCCAGCAGAAGCTTGGCGGTGGCCACCGACTGCAGGCTGTCGCGCGCGATCGACGGTTGCTTGGGCTTGCTGCTGCCGCCCTTGCGGCCGGCCAGCTGCTGGTGATCTGCGCCCATTCTTTCCTCCGGGCATGAAAAAGCCCGCAACAGGGCGGGCTGGAAGGTTGTACAGCGTGGATGAAATGCCAGTGGCACCATGTTTGCTCTGGCGGTAGCTTCCCGTGCTTGGATGAGGCCAGGGGCCGAGGAGGCAAGCGGAATGGAAGACCCAAGAACCACAAACTATAGATACGACGCGGGCCCAAACTCTGCCATGCGGGCAGAAATCGGGCAGATCGTGGTCAATCACAGCCTGTGCGATGAACCGCTCATGCGGATATTCGGTTTTCTAAGCGGACTAAGAGCGGATACCCAGTCGGTCGTCGTAGAATCATTAAGGCTCCGCTCGACCTCATTAGCAGCAACGGTCACAAAGCTTCTCGAAACATCGCCGTTACCGATCGACATACCGGAAAGGCTGAATGTCGCTCTGTCCACATTCAAGAAGATGACGGCGCAGAGAAACAAGATCGTCCATTGGGCCTGGGGGTTATCACCAGAGGGCAAGGACGAGGCCCCTATCTACCATCCAACAAAGAGGAACAGTGACGGAACGCCCTACTCAGAAACGCTAACGTTGCTTGAACTTAGAAAAATCGCGCTCGACTTAATGCAGGTTTACTACCTGCTCGGCATTATTGCTGGGCTGTTGGAATGCGGTGTTCCAGATGAAATTAAATCGGCATCGCTATCCAAGTTCGACAAGCTCATTGAGAAGGTGCGCTCGTCAATTTTGGAATATCCAGAGGCCGAGGCTGAAGAACTGCCATTATCCTGAACACATCCTCTAGCAGGAAAATGTCGACATCCCGATCCCATAACCCGAGCACATAATCCATCGCGGCTTTGACCATTAACTCAGTCACGACTACCTGCTTTAGCTCCTCAATGGGCCGACCTGTGCTCATTGAGAGCTCCCTCATGTTGGACTCACAAGCAAAAGTGCTCATTCAACTCGCTCCGAGATTTATGCTTTGTCTTGAATTTATCAGAGGCACCCTGACTCGACAGAAGATTCTTGCAGCCAACAAAGACACATCGCCCGAAAAGCTTCACTGGCATGCAGGCAGCAAGGTGTAGGAGATAACTTCGTGCTAGAGATTTTCCAAAAGGTATTTCCGGACGGAGTGATACCAAGCACTTACACTCTTGATATCCCAAATATCAACCGCGAATAACAGCTTTGGTCACGGCGCTATCTTTTACGAACTGCGCCGAAATCACGATTTGACCGTCAGAGCGTAAAAGCCAAGCTGGATTTCCTTTCGAGTCTACAGCTTGGCTTTTAATAGCCTGACCTTTGGTGGTAGTTTGGGTGTTCATTCCTCTCTCCCGCGGCATAGCCGCTCATGATGGGTTGTTACACCTTGTCCTCGGCGTAAATCGAAGCCGAGATAATCGCGCCGCCCCAGCGGCGCTTCCCATAGCAGATCGGCACCGGGTTCCCGCTGGCGGTGGTGTTCTTCGCACTGCCGAAGGCGTAGCTGGGCAGGTTCTCCGGGGCGGCTGACTGGCTCAGGCCCTTGGCTTGGGGGCTGAGCATCTGAGCAACACCGCCCAACGTCAGCGCCGCGCCGATCTGAAAGGTAGTGGGTCCAGTCCAGATACTGGCGACCATTAGCGCCACACCGACGATTGTCTGCAACAGCCCTGCGCGCTTGCTGCCTGCGATCACCGGGACAATACGAATCTCCCGCGCTCCGCTCCCAGCAAAAGCATCCTCGCCCACATTCTTCCGATTACGGAAAATCGCGAACCGCATCCCCAAGGCCTGAAGCCTGGCGATCGCTTCCTTAAAGCCAGGCAGGGTATTTCGAAGAGCGCTGAACGCCTCATGCACCGACCCGGTGTCGAGAAATCGCGAGTGCTCGCGACCAAATTCCCGAATCAGGGGGCCTGATAGCTTGATGACCGTAGGAGTAGAATCGAGCATTTCACATCTCCATAAACTACAAGGCCGCCCGGAGGCGGCCTATCTACTTCAGAAGGAGCTGGGTGCGATCTGGAATCCGCCCATATCACCTGAAACCCTATAGCGCCTGTTTTGCCCAGGCTTGAGGTTGGCGGGCACTTCGCGCATGGCATTGCCGCCTATAGCGCACAGGCCATTACCATGTGGGTCATCGCCCATACCAACTAGGTGCTCGCCGGAAGGCACCGAAAGCCTTACCGTTTCACCACTTCCAATACGAGCCGCCAACTGCCCATCCCAGAAGATACCGAGATAGCAGCCAGAACCAAGAGCGCCACTATCACGAGTGATCTGCACGCTGGAATCACCGGACCCGCCGTAAGAGACACGTGAAGCCGGAACTCGCTCGGCGTTCTCGGCTGAAGTCTGGTTTGTGGAACACCCCATCAGCGCCATCAACATGGCCCACCCAATCAACTTCTTCATGGCTTCATCCCCTGGGATCCATTCCGTTTATTCGCCGCATCGACGACCTTCTGAATTCGGCGCTGCCGGCGGCCTTCGCTGTTCTTGTACATGTACCCGGCCACAAAGATTGCCGTGATCAGCCCTACCACCGCCAGCCAAATACCGTACGCCAACACACCCGCAAACAGCACCGCAAGCGTCCAGGGCGCGATCAATACAACGATCACCGCAAGCAAAATCACTATGAGCTTTTGCACTTTGCCATCCCGGCCAGCACTTCCAAACGCCGGAGGGTAGCACAGGCTATGCCCTGGCTTGACGGTGCCGCAGCACTAGCCGCGCCCGTTCGTGCCAGTTGCCACCGTAGACGATGATCTCGCTGGGCTTGCCGTAGAGGTGGTGCAGCAGGAATGGCCCGGCGCCGAAGACCTTGCTGTCCTCCCCGGGCAGAGCCGCGTCGGTACCGAGGTAGATGCCGGCGTGGTTCGGGTGCTGCGTGCGCCCGACCTCGAAGACGATCATGTCGCCGCGCAGCGGCTGGTCGACCGGGCAGAACCCGGCCGCCTGGAAGTGCTGCTCATACAGGCTCGGCCCATCGGCCTGCTCCCACCAGCCGTCCTCGCGCGCGAAGCGCTCGAACTCCAGGCCCCACTCGCGCTGGTACCAGTCGGCGCAGACCTGCCAGCAGTCCCAGGCGCCATGAACGAACGGCCTTCCCAGCAGCGGGATGTTGCTCTGCGGCGCGATGGTGCGCAGGTCGCCCTCCGGCCAACTGAGGATGTGCCAGGGCAGGCCCGACGCCTCGCACATGGCGAGGTCGTGCGGTGACGGCCTGCTGGTGGCGTCCGGATGGCTGTGCACGATGGCCACCACCTCGCCCAGGTCTTCCGCCGCAGCGTAGTCCTCCGGGTGCAGGCGGAACTCTTCCCGCGGCTGGCTGGCCGTATTTCGGCAACGGACGTACTGCTGCCGCCGGCCGGCGCCAACCACCAAGCCGCAGGCCTCGCGCGGGTACTCCTCGGCCGCATGCGCCTGAATGGCGCTCAGGATCTGCTTACGCATGGTCAGCTCCGGGCAATCAGGGACACGGCCGGGAAACCGCCGAAGGGCAACTGATTGCCCTGCCCCCAACGCTTATTGCAGGACCGATAGAGGCCGGCACACTGGTCCTTCGCAGGGTCGTCGGTCGGGTTGTCGTCGATGTCGAAATAAGGGCCGGTGTAGCCGCAGTCGGGGCCTCGATAGCCGCCGGTCATGCACCAGTGGCAGAGCGTGGTCATCTGCCGCCCGATCGCTTCGTTGCCAACATCGCCAGGGCTGGCCAGTTCCCACTCGACCACCTGGTTGTCCTCGCCGGTCTTCTGGTCGATGTACCAGATGCTGATCGACTCTTGCGTGGGGTCCGCATCCGGGTTGCCGTCGGGGAAGTTCTCCGCGTCCAGGAACTCAGCCAGCGTCTCGCGGATAGTCAGCTGGAAGTTGGCCAGGTCATCGAAGGCCAGGCAAAGCGCCGTCAGGCGCCCGCTGACGTTCCCCGCTGAGAACTTCGGGCGAACCGCGGTGCCGTCCCCGTTCGCCTCGATGCCGCTGATCTGCACTGGCCAGGCTGCGTATTCCTGCCCTTGCCACCAGATCGATTTCGCCGGCAACTGATCCGCACTGGCGCCGGCGGCTGCCAGCTCCTGCGGGGTGTGCGGGATGGCGTGTCCGTGAAAGCGCAGCACGTCAGCGCCGAACTCGCTGCCGTCCAGCTCGAACAGCATGATCTCGGAGCCTGGCTCCAGCTTCTGGATCTGCAGAATGAGGTTCATGGGTGAAACGCCTGATCGAAGGTGAGCGACAGAACTTCAATCGAACCGGGGCGACGCTGCTTGCGGTAGGCCTTGCACGTGTAAAGGCCCAGCTCACCGCCGGGCGGAGTCCAGAGGAACGACCGATAGCCCTTGTGCCGACGGATGAAGTCGAGGATCGGGCCCACCTCATCCGGAAGGCCGCCGAAGGTCAGCGACCAACTCTGGCTTTCACCGTTGAGTCCGTCTCCCGACTCCTGGGCATACCCATCGCCGAACTGCGACGTGCGAGTGCGCAAGGTGCCGTCGACATCAGCCCCGTCATCGGGCACCCAGGTAAATGTCTCGATTGCCATCAGCCCCTCCCGGCCGCGTTGCGGTAGCTGACGCCGCCAGGGCGCCACGAATCAGCGACGGCGCGCTCTGCCGCCGCCTTCATCTGCAGTTGCATGTTCTGCTGCAGCGCCTCCTGGTCCAGCTCCATACCTTCCGAACTGCGGTCTTCAACAGTGACCGCGACAGGCGCATTCACCTGCAGAGCGGTACCACCGCCGCCACCCACCGAGCGAACGCCCAGCGAGCCATCAGCGCCGCGAGCCAGCGGCAGGATCGCCTCCGGCCCAGCCTCGCCCATGATTCCTGTGCGCCCGCCCGCCATGCCGAACGCGGTCGGCCGGCTGACGATGGAGTTGGTGAAGGCCGCGCCGTTGGCGAAGAACTGCACGCCATTGGCCCAGGCGCCGCCGTCTGCCTGGGCGGCGGCCCAGTTCGCGTAAGCGTTGCCGGTGTAGCCGGAAGCCGAGGCCCCGGCCGTGGCAGAGCCCCCCATCCATCCGCTGAAAGCCGAGACACCCGCGCCCAGCACACCACTGAGAAGCCCCGTCGCCGCCTGCTGACTGGCAATCCGCGCCATGTCGTTGATCACGCTACTGGCGAAGTCGCGGAACTTGAATTTGCCGGTGGTGGCGAAGTCGGCCAGGGCGTTGCTAGCGGTGTTGAAGCCAGTGGTGAGCATGTCATCGGTGGCCGAAGCGACGTCCACCGCGTCGGCCTGGATGTTCTGCCACGCCCGGCGTGCGCCGTTGCGGTAGTCCCGCTGAGCATCGAGCCGCGCGCCATAACCGTCGACCTCCATCTGCAACTCGCGCGCCTGGAAGTCCGCCAGATCCGCCAGCCGCTGCTCGTAGGCCGCCGGGCCAAGGCGCCGGCTGGCGTCCTCCTGCTGCGCCTCCAACTCGCGCCGAAGGTCGGCGTACTTCTTCCGCACGGCGTCTAGCCGCTGCGCCTGGTCGCGCTCATCGTCTCCGAGGCCGATGCCGGCCACGTCAGAGTTGATCGCATCCTGGCGCGCCTGCAGCACCACCTCCATCGCCTTTCGATAGGCATCGGCGCTGTTGCGCCGCTGCTCCGCCAGCTTCTGTTCCTGCTGGATGCGCTTCTGGATCGAGCCGTCGGCATAGGCCTCGTTCAGGTTCTTGATGCCGAGTTCCATCTCGGCGCTGGTGATCTTGCCGGCGGCCTGCGCCTTGCGCAGCTTCTCCACGCCCTCGGCCAGGTCCTCCAGGCGCTTCTTCTCCGGCAGCGCCTTGTCGATCAGCGCATCCAGCGCCTTGACCTCGTCATTGATCGACTTGGTATGCGCCTTCTGAGACTCCGTTGCCTTTTTGTTGGCATCTGCCTGCGCTTTCTTGGCGTAAGCGGCGGAAAGGATCGCAACCTTATCGGCTTCGGTTGCATCTTCATGCTCACGAATCCAGCGCTCCGCCTCCTTGATCGCATCGCCATTGTCCTGCAGAGCACCAAGCTGTTTCTGCAGAGCATCGAGGTAGGTCTGCCCGGCGCTGCTCATGCCGGTCTTGGCAGCGTTGTTGGCGTTGGTCGAGGCGGTATTTTCGTCCAGGGCGCCTGTCAGTGTCCGCACCCGCTCGACAACCGCCGACAGCACGTCGTCAGCCTTGCTGACCGCGCTCGACTGCCTTAGCCATCCGTTAACAGTTTCTTGCGGGATGTTGAGCCTCTGCCCGACATCGCGAAGTATGTCGGTCAGGTCCGCACCGCTATCACGAGCCTCGTTCAGGCGCTCAATGACGGACTGATACTCAGCAAGCTGCTGGTTATAGCGACCGCTTGAATCCCGCGCAGGCGCCGTTACGGTGGCGGAACGGATGGACTGAGCCAACTCGCCGTAGGCTTGATTGACCTGCTCAGTGGCAGTGAGCTCCTTGTCCTTCCAATCAAGCAAAGCACCTTCACGCTGGGCCCGGTTTAGCTTCACAAACTCTTCGCGGAGTTGTGCAACCGGCTTCGCCATTTCCTCCAGGGTAACGCTCGCCTGGCCCGCATTGTCTCGAAGCAGCAGGAAGCTGGCCGCCGCAGTGCCGGCAAGCAGGGCCAGCCCCATCGGGCCGCCCAGCACTGTCAGCAGGCCAGCCGAGGCAGCTCGCAGCCCAGCCTGTGCCGTGGCCACAGACGCGGTAGCAGCGGCTTCTCGCTGCCGAGCCTGTGCGAGTGCCAGTGACATCTCGGTCTGAACGGCGGTACCGCGCGCCGCAGCCGCTTCGCGGGCCGCCAGTACGGTCAAGGTCTCGGCCTTGCGCTGGTCGGCAATCGCCGCCTGCATGACGGCCTCAGCCTGGGCGATCCGGGCCGCACGATCAGCCAGGGCGGTCTTGATCGCCAGTGCGCCACGAGCGGTGTACACGGTCAGCGCAGCAACCCCAGCCCCCGCCATCACAGCGGCCACGCTGCTGATGTTGTCGCCCACCACGCTGATGATGCTGGCCAGGCCAGCCACAACGCCAGTGCTCTCCTCCATACGACCGAAGAAATCGCCGAGGGCGTTCTGGATGTTGACCAGAGCATCTTGCACGCTCACCGACATGTCGGCGGCAGCCTTGCGGTTGACCTCCACAGTACGCAGCAAGCCGGTGTTGATGTCGTCCAGCGACAGCTTGCCCTGTACGCCCAGCTTGCGGATCTCCTCCGCGCTCTTGCCGGTCGCGCTGGCGATCGAATCGACGATGGTCGGCATCGCGTCCTGAATCGATACCCAACCATCAGCCTCGACCTTGCCGGTTTGCAGGGCCTTCGAGTAGGCGCCAAGCGCCGAGCTGGCCTTGTCGGCCGACGCGGCGTTGGTCACCAGCAGGAAGCTGAAGCTGTCGGTGATGTCTAGGGTCTGCTGGGTGTCGAAGCCCAGCGAGCGCATGACGTCGGCCGTGCGGATGTACAGTTCCTGCGCCTCAGCCAACGGCCGGTAGGTCTCCTGCGCAGTGCGCAGCAGGTGCTGTTGGACCTCGTTGTACTCCTCGGTACTGCCGGTGGCCATCTTCAGGCGGTCGGCAATCTGACCGTAGGCGTCCACCTGGTGGATGATGCTGCCCACCAGGCCGGCACCGGCGATCGCAGCGAAGGCGCCACGGATCAGCGTGCCAGCCTGCTGGGCGCCCCGAGCCGTCCGGTCAAACGCGGAATCGACCTGAGCCAGGTTGCGGTCGATGCTCTGCGTTGTCCTGGCGACCACACTGTCCGCACCGGCCAGTTCCCGACGCAGTTGCGCAGTGGTGGCCTCCAGCTGAATCAGCATCCCCTGGACTTCATAGTCGGACATCGTGTTCTCCGGGCGTAAAAGAACCGCCCGAAGGCGGCGCTATGGTTCCTGTCGTCCCCGCAGGAACGCTTTCAAGCGGTCGGCCACGCTGGCCTTCTGTTTCGGCGCGGCGTGCTGCTGAGCCTTGCCGCCGCCCATCCAGTCCAGGCGGGCATCCAGCGCCATCAGGATCTGCGGGATGGGCGTTCGCCATGCAGTTTCAGGCGGCCAGCCCAGCCAGCCGGTGGCCACGCCGAACAGGTAGTCGACGTAGCTGCCATTCCTCACGGCGCTGTGCTGGCCGCCTCGAGCTTTCCCCGTTCGGCGATGCTCGGCGGCACCGGGTTCAGAAGGCCGGCGATGTAGTCGGTGAGCTGCGCGGAGACTTTGACCACGCCAGTCTCGAAAACCTGCGTGGCGAGGGTCGTGTGCTCCTCCGGCTTCAGGCCGGCGGCAGCGATCACCACGTCAGCGCAGGCGCCAATGCTCAGCAGGCGCATGGACTCCATCGCCGGGCGCAGGCCACCAAAGCGCGATTCGATCTTCAACGCAGCCTCCAGGGTCGGCTGCAGCGTGTAGGTACGGGCACCAATCACCAGCGTGACGGTGCCGTGCAGGGCTTCACTCATGGCGCTCCTTTCACGGGTCGTTTAAACGACGAAGCCCGCGCGAGGCGGGCTTTCGTTCGTCGGGGCCAGATCAGATCGCAACCGGGATCTCGAGGATCTCGGTGTTGATGCCCAGGGTCACATTGCGGCGAACCACGTTGTCGGCGCTGCCAGCAGCCACGGTGTTGTTCATCACCTTCGCACCGAAGTAGAAGGTGGTGGGCGGCACCGCCGGCACCGGAGGCTCAGCCGTCGGGTCTCCCGGCAGGCCGTCGTTCAGGGTGAGGCGGATGTTGTAGTTGCCCTTCGAGCGGTCGGCATGGGCGTTCTTGAGCGCCAACTGGCCGGCGTCACCGTTGTCCAGACCGACAGTCAGCGTCATGTCGCCAGCATCGGCAGTGCCCTTGTACTTGCGCACGCGGCCGTCGCTCAGCGCGGTGAAGTTCACGTTGCTGAAGGTGTCGCCGAACTCGCCAAGGTCCTCGACTTCGCCGACTTCGACGTACACATCTGCCTCGTACTCGGTCTTGGTGGCCGATGGCTTCTTGGTGCCGATCGAGATTCGGCAGCCAGCGGCGGTGTTGAGATTGTCTGCCATGGGTTCCTCCAGTGGCTCAGGTTGATACAGCTCAGGAAGTGGTGATGACGCGTACCGTAGCGGAGCCCATGTAGGTCCGACCGTCCGGTTCGCGGTTGGTGTCCGACGCGATAACCCTGACCGACACCGCGCGCCCTTCGTCGACAGAGAGGTGACGCTCGTCCAGCGCCACATCGATCTCATTGAGGATGCGCCGAACCTCAGCCTGTCCCTGGTGGTCGCTCCAGACACTGAGATAGATCAGCCGCTGCTTGCGCTTGCGGCCGGCGATAGGACTGGTGTTCTGCGCGACTTCGCGGTCGATGGTCACGTACGGGTACAGGGTGTCATCCGGTACCGCGTCGAATACCGGGACGGTAAGCTCGGCGCTCAGGCGCTGGTAGATTGCGCGCTGCAGGGCAAAGCCTGGATCAGCCATTGAGCGCCCCCTTCGCCGCACGCGCCAGGGTGCTATCGATGGCGCCGCGGATGATGATCCGGATGTCGTCGCGGTTCATGTCGATGCTCGGCCTCAGCCATGGATGCGCCGGCCGTGCCGGAATATCCGGGTAGTAGCCGAAGAAGTTCTCGCCATCCGACTTGTTCTTGGTCGCACGACGCCCGAGACGATTGCGGCCGGAGAACTGGCTGCGATCCCTGTTGACGGTGTGCTCACCGCCCACCGCGCCAGCATCCCGCCGCCGGTAGACCGTACCGCTGTAACCCTTGGTGCCGTACTCCACAAACTTCAGGTAGTAGAAGCGCCGGTTGTCGCGCTTGCCGATGATGCCAATCCGGGCATCCAGGCCGTTCCGACTGATCCGCACCTGAAGCGCGGCGGCGGCCTCGCCGGTGTCCCGAGGGATCATGTTCTGCTGCGTGGCCAACACTAGGTCGGCAGCCTGCGCCATTCCCCTGGGTAGGTCGCTGCGGTCAAGCGCCGCGATCCGTCGCAGCACGCCGCGCAGCTTGAAGTCGCCCTTTATGCGAGAGCGCCTGGCCATGGTTCACCCCTTGCGGCGCGGCCGCTTCCTGGTCTTTGGGGCGGGCAGCACAGCGGCGGTGGAGTAGTCCTTGCCGTCGTCGAATACCAGACCACGCGCCATCAGCGGGTTGAGGATTTCAGCGGGGTGGTGGCTTACATCATCACCCTTATTTGCGGTCACGGCGCCGCTCAGTTGCGCTGTTGCTCGAAGTACCATTTTGCTTACCTCGGTGTAGGGGTAACGTTGGAGCACAGCAGCCTGAGCATGCTGTTCTCGTTATCGGGAAGGACCGCGTTTATCGCGTAGGTGATGCCGCCGTGGAACAGCCGGCGCCCAACGATAAGATCGCCATGCGGGCGCGCTCGGATTTCAGCACTGATGACCGGTTGCAACTGATTTGCAACGGTCGACACCCGACCAGTCGGCAGAGTGATCTCAACCCACACCTTGCGCAGGAAGACCCACTGCTCGGAATAGCCACCCCCGCCGTCAGGAACTCGCTGCAGTTCGAGCAGATCCGCTCGATGTCGAAGGGGGCCCGCTCTCATCAGAATCGCTTCCTGTACCAGAGAATGCGCTCGACACCGAGCGGCACCGAAGTGGCGATGGTGCCCAGCGCGACCGCCTCACGATTGGCGTACCAGTGCGCGACAAGCAGATACACTGCCTGCCACACGTCCGGCGTCAGGCCGATCTCATCCGGAGCAGCGGGCTCGCCTTCGACCAGCCGGCAGTCACAGTGCTGCTCGACATGGGAAAGCGCCGCGGCGACATATCCCTTTACGAGCTCGTCCTCCTCGTCCGTCTCGACCCTGGCCTGAAGCTTCACCTTCGCCAGGATGGATGGATCGGCATCCCAGTCGATCTCCATCACTTGGCCCCTTTCGGAGCCGCCGGCTTGGTCTCTTTCGGCTTGGTCTGTTCCCCGACCTCAGCAGCCAGCCCCTTGCCGATCAGGACGTGTGCATACTCATCGTCGACTTCCTCGAACACCTGGCCCGCGCGAACCTGGGCCGACTCCGCCCCGAGCTTCTTCGCGTCACCTACGAAACCCCAAAGTGCCTTGATCTTCATGTTGCCTCCTGGAAACGAAGAGGCCGGCATTGCGGCCGGCCTCATCAGGGGTTACGCCGCGAAGCGGCCTTTCACCAACGCCTCGCGACGACGCACGCCCAGACCGAGACGCTCCTCAACCAGAAGCGCCCGTTCGTTCCGGATGAACTGATCGTTGATCAGACCCATCTTGAACAGGAACGACATGCGGTCGAAGAGGATCGAGGAGCGTGCGAAGTTGGCGATCAGGAACTCGCCGCCGGTGGCCGGATCTTCACCGTTCGCCGGCGCGCCTTCGTCCATGCTGTCCGAGGTGATCACCGGGCGCCCCCAGAGCACCGGGGTGACCAGGCCCTGCAGGTTGGCGAACAGGTAGCGGTTTTCGCCATCCTTCTGCAGCTCGATGTTCATCCAGTCCAGCTCGGTCATCACCACGCCGTCGGCAGACAGCTTCGACTGCTTGCGGACCTGGTAGATGCCGCGGCGCACGATGTCGATGGAGGTGTCGCCAGCCTTGTTCAGGGCGGTGTCGTAGGTGGTCGCCTGGGTCATCAGGCCGTTCAGGTTCTCGCCGGTGCCGTCACCCTTGAGGATCTGCGCTTCTTCCTCCAGCTTGAGGTCGTAGCGCAGCAGCTCCTGGATGTAGCCGAACAGTTGCGGAACGTCGTCCAGGGCCTCGTCAGTGACCGGCATCCACACGGCCAGCTTCTTGACGCGGTCGGTCACCGACTCGAAGGTCACGTTGCTGGTGGGCTTCAGCGCACCTTCGGCCACCGGCCCCGCGCCACGGGTGTGCAGCAGCTCTCGGTAGTAGGTGTAGCTCTGGCCACTGACCGGAATGCTGGTCAGCAGGTCGCGGATGCGCAGTTCCTGGCGGATGCCGGGCTGGATGGTCGGGTCGTAGTTCGGCACAACGATGCCGGCACTGGTGACCTTGGTTTCCTTCATCGACGCCAGGTCCGACTTGGTGACCTCGATGTCGGCGGCATTCGCGCTCTTCTGTTGCAGCGCCTTGTAGCCGTCGTGCGACTTCACCATATCGATGAAGCTCTTGCCTTCGCCGGGGCCGCCGCGCAGCTTGACGCCCTTCTGCTCCAGATCCTGCACCTGGTCGATGACCTTCTGCAGTTCGTCCTTCTGGGTCTGAATTTCCTTCTTCAGCTCAGTGGCAACCTGGTTGCCCTTCTCGACCTCGGTGATGGCCAGGTCGTATTTCTTCTGGAGCCCGTCGAAACCGTTCTTCAGTTGCAGCTCCAGGGAGTCCTTCAGTTCTTTCACTTCGCTCATGGCGATACTCCAAAATGAGTGGTGAACAGGGTTGAAATGTCTTTCAGCTCTTCCACGATCGCCGTGGCCTCGCTACCGCCGTCACGGCGGAGCGCGGGGTAGCCGAGCGAAGCGACTGCTGCCGCTTCCTTCTGCGAGAGACCCATGCGTTCGCGCAGGGCGTTCTCGAAAAGCCGGATGTCCGACTTGACGCTGAGGACCTCGGCCTCAGGGTTCATGCCGAACGGAACGAACGACGCCTCCCAGAGTTCGGCGGCCTTGATGACTCGGACCTGCCGCCCGGCGCGCTGCTCGAAGTTGGCTTCGATGGTGTTGAACCCGATTGACATGCTGTCGAGGCTGCCGTCCTTCATCAGCTCGTAGGCGTCGCGTGCGTAACTGACTGCCAGGTTTACTCGGCCCTTGAGGAACAGCCCTCGGTCGTCCTGGGTGAACTCCGAGGTTCCGACCAGCCGAGTCAGGTCGTGGTACAGCGCCAGCTTCAACCGGCCGTTGCGAGCGGTCTTCACCTTGGTGAAGGCGCCCTTGAGGATCACGTCATCGCCGAGGTCGACGTTGTCGAACACTGCGGCGTAGCCCTCGAAGTTGCCCGCCTCGTCAGCGGCCTTCACCTCGAAGGGGCAATCAAGTTTGCTGAGCATTGGTCTGCATCTCCCACCGGGAGACCCGGTCGTATTCAGGGCCATCAAGTGGCGGAAGGTTTTCTTTGCGGCGAACTTCGTTGATGGTCATCCAGCCGGAACCACCGGAGCCACCAAGAGCCGCAGCGAACAGAGTGGCGCGACCGGCGCTGTCAGCGCGCTGCAGACCTTCGAGCACGAACTCGACGAAGCGGTCCGAGTCACCATAAAGCTTGTCGTTGAGCTCATCCTCAACTGCATCGGCGTATGGTTTAAGGCCAAAGGTGGTGAAGCCAGTCAACTGCTGTTCGAGGTTGGAACCCATGATCGAGGTCTTGCCGGCGCGGTTGGCCAGCCAGAGCGGCACGCCGTAGATGCCGGCAAGCGCTTCCTCTTGGAACTGCTGGGACTCGATGAACTGAGCATCCTTCTGGCTTATGCCGGCAGGAACGATGGTCGGGCCACCCTGCAGGATGGCCATCTTGCCGATGTCGTCCGCGTCCGCCTTACGGACGTCCGGAAACCTGGCCATGACCTGAGTCTGCTGCTTGTCGGTCAGGAACTCCTTGTAGATGACATAGCCACCCGTGAAGCCGCCTTTACGCATGAAGCGCGCAGACCATTGCTGGCCCGCCTTGGCCAGGCCCATGGTCTCCGCCTGGTACTCGATAGGCGACAAGCCGACAATGCCGTCCATGCTGAATATCTTGAAATGCAGCATGTTCTCCGGAGAAACCGGGAATGGTTTCCCATCCTTGGGCTGTACCCAGTAGAGAAGGTCCTCGTCGGTGTCGATGGTCACCCGGTCGATACTGAGCGGAATCCAACCGATCGGCTCGCCGTGGCGGTTGCGTTCGATCAGTGCGAAGGCGTTACCACGCAGCGCCATGTTCACAACCACGAACTTCAGGAAGTTCAGCCTCGTCATGAATGGGTTGGGCTTGCGGAGGAGCTTCTGCGCTCGATCCTTTCGCGACACCAGCAGCCGTTCGCCGTCCACATCCTCGTAGAGCTTCAGCGGCAGGCCCGACAGCGACTCCGAAAGGATCTTCACGCACGACCAGACCATGCTGATCGACAGCGCGGTCTTGGTGGTCACTCGCACGCCGGCCTTTGTGCTCTTGCCGCCGACCTCAAGGTCCACCTCGACGTAATCACCCGTGGCTGGGTCGGTGTAGCCGAACATCCGCCACGTGCGAGGGTTGTACCAGCGAAATGTCATGGTCAGCCTATGAGTCCAAAGAAGCCGTTGTTGAGGTAGTCATCCATGCCGCCGCGCGCCTCCGGATTGAGGGACAGCAGCGATACCGCGTTGAACGTCGACATCAACGGGTCGATCTTCGCGGTGCCGGACGCCTGCTTGGTGATCAGGAAAGCGTTGGCGGAAGGCACGCCCTTGGCGTTGCCGCAGGCCCAGGCCATAAGCGGCTGACCGCAGTGCATCAACACACCCTCGGCCAGCTTCCTTTCCGTGGTCTTGATGGCCCCGGTCAGCTTCCAGCCCTGAGAGATGCCGACCGTCTGCTCCTCGGTGATCCCCGCCTCCAGTAGCGCATCGAGCACGGCGCCAATGCCGGCGGGGTCGAGCCCGACCTTGTCGAGCAGACCGGCCTCGTTGACCCGAGCGACGTACGCCGCCAGCTCCTCAACGTCATCGCCGATTTTCTCAACCAGGGTCAGATCACCAGCCGCCGCGAGGTCATGGAGCCGGGGAGCCTCGGACTTCCGGCGCTCCAGCACCGAGGGGTGCGCCCAGGCATGCGCCCAGTGAAACCACCGGCGCCCCCCTCGCTCGCGGCCCAACAGCGTCAGCGCCAGCAGGTCGTCTAGGCCGCCACCGTCGACGCCGCCAACAATCACCTCGCAGCGCTCAATCAGGGCATCCAGCGAAAGGCCTGGCAGCGCCTGCGGCTCCCAGAATGCGGCGCCGACCCAACTGTCGGACATCAGCGCCAGCCCGATCTCGATGTTCAGGAACTTGGCGAGGAACCCGCGTACCTCGGCCTCACCGTCGAGTTCTGCCTGCATAAACAGGCGCTCGAGGGTAGGCCGATCCACCGAGTAGCCCATGTTCGGGTTGACCAGGTGGAAGTTCTCTGGCCGCCGCGCCTCTCCGCTCTCGATCATCTCCTTCGGGAACTCGTAGATGATCGGCAGAAACCGGTTGTCTTCGATGCGTCCGTCACGGACGCCCCGGGCATAGGTCAGCTTGGACCTGAACACCCCGGCGGGCGGCTCGTTCGACTGGGTCGTGAGCCAGATGATGAAACCTTCAGGGCGAGACAGCAGGCCGCCAGTGGCCTCCCGAATCATGTCCGGTGCCTTCGGGTTCTTGCCGAACAGCCAGGCCTCATCAATCAGCACGCCGACGGCCTTCTTGCCACCGACCACATCGCTATCAGCGGCCACTACCTTCAGGGTGGCTCCCGTCTGATTGTGGGTAATCAGCCGCAAGTGCGGTTGAACATGAAGCAGATCCGACAACTCTTCGTCGTGCTTCACCATCGCCGCCGCCGGCTTGAAGCTGTTGTCGGCGATCTCCTTGGTCGGCGCCAGGATGATGAACTCGGCCTCAAGCCGCCAGTTGCGGATCAAGGCGGTCAGCATGATCGCGGCTGCGATGGTCGACTTCGAGTTCTTCTTCGGGATGCAGAGGAAGTACTCGGTGATCAGTCGCTGGCCGGTCTCATTGTTGTAGCTGCCGAAGATGGCGCCGGCGAAGTCGAGCACCCAGGGGGCGCATGCGGCCTCGATTGTCGGGGAGCCGGGAGCGTCTACGATCTTCAGTTCCCGGAAGACGCTGAGCCCCTCCTCGGCTTCCTCAGGAAAGAGCGGCGGCGGAATGATGGATTCACCAGCACTCAAGCGCCGCCACCAGTCAGGGCAGGCAGTGGTCCAGAGCATGGTTTACCCCCTGACGACGGATAGTGGAGGCTTGCCCTGGCCGAACTTGCCTTTGCCGGCTTGCTTCGCGGCCTCGGCCTTCTGTTCCTTCTTGCCCATCTCACCCTTCTTGCCATGGAAGAAGTCGACAGCTTTCTGAGCCGCGCTGCGGCGATCGAAGACCTTCGCCCGCGGCTCATTCATCAGATTGACCAGCCAGACCAGCGGGTCCTCCGTAAACGGCAGGCAATCCAGGTACTCGCCATCAGGTTCCTGCTCATCGCCGAGCGGCGCTTCATGGTCCTTGCCCTGCTTCGGCGAAGGCTCCTTGGCTTTAACATCTCGCCGCCCCTTTAACATCTTCAGGGCGGCGATGATTTCGGGGTGCTTGGCAAGTCGAGCGCCAGCGGCCGCAGAGCTGGAAGGCGCGTAGCCAGCGGCTTCGGCGGCAGCTTTGTTGGATGCTCCTCGGGCCTTCGCGTCAACAAACCGTCGCTGTTTGTCTGTTAACGCCATTAACAAAATTCCTAGAGATCGGAAAAAATGTGCGAATGCGGGCGGGGGCGGTCTAGCTTCAGGCGAAACCCTATTAATCCATGCCCCCCTACCCTGACAGGCATTTCCAGGCCTTTCCGGATGCGAGCACTCGGACGTAATCGCGGCTGATCCCGTAGTCGGAAGCAATTCGCCTCGGTGACTCACCCTCACGACGCCGGCGCCTGATCTCAAGCACCTGTACATCGCTGAGCTTCCGGTGCCTGGCGCGCATACCTGGCCCCAGTGTTCCGTGGCGAATGGCGTCGGCCGCGTTCTCTCTCCGACTACCCCATGCAAGATTGGCGGGGCAATTATTCAAAGAGTCGCCATCCAGATGGCGCGCTTCCATGCCTTCACAACTGGGCCCTCCAGCGAAAGCCAGCAAGACCAATCGATGCACATCCAGCCTGTGTCGCTCTCGCCTTCCGCAAACCATCACGCCGACGGTGACCCGTCGATACCCCTTATGGATCTGCGTCGCCAGGACTCTAGGCACGCCAGAACGAACAGACACAACCTCCCCATCCTCGCTGGCAAAGTATCCATCGAGGTCAGGTATCGGTCGCATGCTGGTCTACTAGAAGCCGGCGGCTTCCTCTTTCTGCTTATCGGCGGAGTGACAGGGTCCGCATAGCGGCTGCCAGTTGTCCTGGTCCCAGAACAGGTCCTGATCGCCTCGGTGAGCCACGATGTGGTCAACGGTGTTGGCCGCGGTGACCAAGCCCTTGCGCTCGCAGTACACGCACAACGGATGATCGCGAAGGTACTGCTCCCGGGCCCGCTGCCAACGATAGTCATAGCCTCGCTCGGTTGAGGACTTGCCGGTCCGCCACGAACCTGGCTCGGCCGTCTTCAGCCGCTCGCCTTGGGCCCTCACACGGAACCCGAGAGACTTCAGCCTTCCCATCAAATCCTCCGACACAACTTCTGCAGCCCTGCAACGTGCTCGCGCAAGGCCTTGATCATCAGTTCGCGGCGCTCGACTCCGGCTCGGAGATCAGAAACAACCTGTCCATCAGCGGCAGCAAGGAGGGCTCTTCCTGCATCAGCGCTGCCGGTGGCTCCGGGAGCCTGGTGCACTCCGCCTGCGGGGCAGCGGGCTTTGACGTACACGACGCGAGCACCAGTGCCGATAGCATCGCGGCGCAATTGGTTTTCTTCATGGGAAGCCTGTAGTGCTGCTTGGTAGGTTCGGGCCAGGGCGTCGGCCTGGACCTGCGCCTGGGCGTCGCGCTGGGCCTGCTGGGCCATGGCGGTGATCGTCTCGGCGGATTGCTCGACGGCGGCCTGCAGGTCATCACGCTGGGCGGTCACGTGATCGAGGCGCCAGAACACCAGCGCGCCTACCAGGGCGACCACCAACCAGGGCCGCCAAGTCACTGGTCGATCCTCCGACCAACCTTGAACTTGAACGTCGGCTCTTGATCGAGCATCGAGTTGACGATGCCCTCGATGACCGAGAACAGGGAGACGACAAGTTCAAGCGGCGCCCACTTGGCGAACGCCAGCGGGCAATAGCTATCGACATCCCCCAGCCACATCGGAATGCCGTAATAGCTCCCATGGTGCGAGACGCCGATCTGTCGAGCTTCGGCTTTCGTCGTGAACCCGAGCATCATTCCCCCTTGAGCGCAGCACGCGCCCATTCGAGCCGGGCGTTGCGATCCTCGGCCCCGGTAAACGATCCGTTTATGCGGAGGGTGATCTTCTCGAAACGGCCCTGGTCGGCCAGATCGTTTAAACCGCGCGACTGCCAGAACCAACCCGCTGCGATGGCTGCCCAGGTCCGTTGCTCCAGCAGTTCCGGCTGCGCCACCAGCGGCAGCGCTAGGGCGCGTGCAGCTTCGGCGTAGTTGTCGTGGCCGGTGATCATGATCAGGCCACGACCACGGTATCGATGCCCATCGCCCGTATCCGGCGACCCATTGCCCATCCTGTTGGCATAGACGCGGTTCGCGATGCGCTCTGGCTGGCGGGCGTACTGCTTCGCCTCGGTCGGCGTGAACCGCTTCGGCCAGGTCTTGAGCAGACCCTCGGCGGAGTAGTTCAGGTTCTCGACCAATCGGCGCAGACTCTGGCTTTCGTGCCCGACCTGGGCGAGAAACATCGCCACACGCTCGGGCGAGTTGATCTCGAACCGGGCCATGGCGCCGTTGATGTGTTCAACCCAAGTCGAGGCAGTAGCAGCACCGCACCCGGTAGCGCGGTCGAGTTGGTCAGCGGTGATCTTCATTCGCCAGCCCCCCGGCGCGGAAACTTCCAGTCGGCGATCCGATCAGCGAACTCGGCGATCTTCTTCACCCCTAGGAAACCGGTGAACACCCCAGCAGCGGTAGCCATGTTCTGTGGCAGGCCGAACCACTCAAGGACCGGAATCAGGCCCAAGGTAATCAAGGTGCAGAGCGTTGCCTCGAGCAGCGCCTGGCGCCGCGTTCCACCGCCGTAGATCACCCGGGTCAGCGCGACCACAAAGGACAGGCCGGCGGCGTACAGCTGCGGATAGTGCGCAGACAGCCACGCCAGCAGCGCAGCCCACGTGATGGGGTCTTTGTCGGGCATTTTCATGGTCTCGAATCCCCTCGGCGGGGCGGAAATGAAAAAGCCCAGCGCGAGGGCTGGGCCAGGAATGGGTGCGGGTGGATAGGGGCCACTACCCCGTGCGCATCCTGCGCTCCACCTGCATTGATTGGATATCGCAAAGGGTGAAGGCCTTGCGGGTCGGTAACCCGTCACTTTGCTTACAGCCCGATGTGGCAGGTGAGACTGCCGTCTACCGAGTTTCGACCTTCGGAAACTAAAAGGCCCGGGAGAGGGGATCTTCCGGGCCTCCCGTCCATCTCGCTGAAAGCCAAGGAAGGAAAACATCGAGTCAGACGGGGGCCTGATGATGCCGCGCCAGACCTGACAACGCAATAAAAAACCCGGCGCCAGGGCCGGGTTTCGAGTGCGTCACGCTGCGTTCACAGCAATTCACGCTGGTATGAAAACACCCTTCATTCCGCGCGTAAAACTATTTCTTCAAGCGCTCTCGCGGAACCGCTCCAGGGCGCTATCGATCCAGCCCACCGCCAGCTTCAACGTCTCCCTGACCTTGGCCTCGCCGATCTGATGTTCACGCGCGATGCGCAGGGCCGGCCACTTCGCGCCGTAGTAGAGCCACACGAAGTCGCCGGCCTGCGGCGCCCTGTCGATGAGTCGAGCAATGACCCGGTCGACGGCCAAGGCCATATCGTCAGTGACATGGTAGGCCTTGGGGCTCGACATTGGCATGGCTTGGCTCATGATAGCGGCGGCCGGCGACACATATCCGGGAACCCCCATTCCATCCATTCGCCACCACCCCCACTGCTCGAGGAGGTACTCGGTATCGCCCAGCAGCTTGTCCACGTAGGTTCGAGTTCTGCTCATGCCGCCCCCGGACCGTTCAGGCCAAACAGATCGCGCAGCAGCGTTTCCACCGCCGCGCCCTTCGCATTGCCGTCCAGCAACCAGAGCCGGCCATAGTCGTGAAAGCCCAGAGTGCCGCGGTCGCCGTGCCAGTTGGCGATCATGACCAGCAGCGCAGCCAAGGCAGCAGCACCGCCCACCTTGACCTGCGCCAGCTCCTGGCCGGCCACCTTGAGAAACTCCCGCTCCAGCCTGGTCATGACCTTGCGGGGTGCCATCGGTTGTACGTTGCTCATGCTGCTTGCTCCCGCGCGCCCTCGTAGTGGACCCAGTTCCGGGCCTTGTGAGTGCTCGCACTGAAATACTGGTTGGATGCCTTGTCGAACCACAGGTCCAAGATGCCTTCATCTCCGGTGAGGCGCTGCTTGCTGATGATCAGGCGCACATCGCTCTGGTCCTTGTAGTCGTCTCCCTTGGCCATCTCTTTGCGCTTGTTCCGCCAGACCGTGCACACGTTGTCGGCTAGGTCGGTGAGGATGGCGCCACCGCGAACGTCGAGCTTGCCCGGGGGCTTACCCTCGTCGTCAGCCTTCCGCGGGTGGGCGACCAGATGGACGTGGACGTTCATCTCGTGAGCGAACCCCACCAACGCCTCCATGGCCTGCTTCTGGCCGTTGTAGTCATCCTCGGCCATGCCGAGCTTCGCCAGGCTGTCGACGATGAAGTGGTTCACCCCGTACCGGCGCGCGGCATACCGAAAGTCCTCGAGCATTTCGCCCGTCTTCGCGGTGCCCAACTGGTCGTAGATCCATAGCTTGCCGTCGAGCCAGTCGAGAATCGCGTCGATGTAGCCCCTCGAAGGACAAGACATCCCGGAGGCCTGCCGGACCATCCGCTGAAGCGTTCGCCGCGCCGGCATCTCCATCGAGGCGATGCAGAACCGGTCTTGGCTGCCCTTGCGGTTCATGCCGTGGAAGGCCAGGTAGTTCAGCAACTGCGACTTCCCGTGTCCGCTCCAGCCGGTCCAGATCGTGACCTCCGAGGGCCGGAAGCGGATCTTGTTGGCGTAGGCGCTCCAGGGCAGCTCCATGCCGATAGTTTCCGGGTTCTGGTCGTAGAACTCAGCCTTGACCTCCTCCGAGTAGGAGCTCACCGACTTCAGGCGCTCCGGGTCGAAGTTCTTCGCCTTGGCGTAGCACTCCGCAATGTCGTCGGCGCTGTAGTACAGGGCATCCAGGGCTTCGTTGAAGTCCTTGCAACCCAGTTTCACCAGGCGACACCGATCACGCCCAAGGCGCCGAACGATCTCCTCGGTCGCCTGGTGGCCAGGTTCGTCGTCGTCAAGGCACAGGTAGATCACGTCGAAGCGCTGCAGGTTGTCGAACTCGTACTCGATCCAGCGTTGCTTGCCGTCCTTGCCGCCACCGAAGGGCACTGACAGCGCCGGGCGCCCGTACTGCCAGGCGGTCATCGCGTCGATCTCGCCCTCGGTTATCGTCACCTCCCGGATACCGTCCGGGATGGCCTGCCAGCCGAACAGGCAAGGTTCGGTATCCGACGACGTGGTGATTTTCTTCTTGCCGCCAGGACGTTCCACGCCGAGTTTCTTCCAGTGGATCAGCGAGCCATTGCGCAGGTACGGAAACACGATGTTCTGCCCGTCCTCGGCGATCTTGAACGCCTTGATGGTCTCCTCGGTCAGTCCACGGCCCTTCAGGTACGCCATCACCACCGAGTCCACCTTCGGCGTCGAGCACCTTGGCTTGTCCGGTCGCTGGTATGACTTCCGGCTCTCGACCGGCCGGATGAGCTTGGGCTCCTGCACGCCGAGGTAGCCCCTCGCTTCGCTCAGCGCCGTCGCCATGTCGCAGTTGCGCGCCAGCCGCCAGAGGTCCAGCAGGTCGCCAGACTCACCGGTGGCGAAGTCGCACCACACGCCAGCCTTCTCGCCGACGAGGTGAACCCCCAGACTCTTGCCCTTCTCGCCCGATGCATCGCCAGCACGCCACTCGGCGCCCTCCCGCTTGCCGCCAGGCAGCAGGTGCCGTGCAACATCGGCAGCGCGATCAGCGAGGCGCTTGGAAATATCCGACGGGGTCAGCATGCGCCCTCCCCGTCCGGCAAACGCTCAAGGGTGCTGAAGTCGTGGGTCCGAGTGGACAGCACCGTGTCCGTCATCTGCGGGTGCCAGAACTCGTGATCCTCGAGCTGGTAGCCCCTGGGCGGGATGAACGGGTAGCGCTTGCTGCCCACCGCCGGCTTCCGCGGAGTTGCAGATGGTGCGCTCTCCTTGCGCACCCAGTTGCGCCAGGTCGCCAGCCAATCGACCTTCGTGGCCCCCTTGCCGGCAGCCGAGCACCAGTAGTCCCTGAAGCCCTCCCCAACCTTACGCATGTCCGCCTCGCTGAACTCCGGGCGCTCAGTCAGCGCCCAATCCAGCCAGTCATCCGGCAAGGCCCAGTCTTCCGGCAAGCGGGAAGCACGCTTGGGCTTTTCCGTCGGTTGATCATCCCCGGCCTCAGGGGAAGGGCGACGCTGTTGCGGCGCCTGCTCTTGATCTTTTAAATATCCCTGTCCCTGTCCCTGTCCCTGTCCCTGTCCCTGTCTGTTGCGATCACTACCCGATTCGGGGTCGATTTGGGGTGTGATCGGGGGGCGATCACTACCCGATTCGGGTGGCGATCCCGTGGCAAGAGTTATTACACCCTTCTTCTTCAAGGTGCGCGATTGCGGGGCGATGCTTTTTAAAGCAGCAACCGCCTCGACCAGTTGCCCCTGAAGCCCGCTGATATCTACCTCCACACCCCAGCGACGAGCATTACCGGTGGCGCCCGAGATGGCATTCAGCAGCTTCTCAACCCAAGACTCCAGCGCCTTCTCAGCAACAACTGGATGGTACAGACGACCATCGCTGCACTTGACCCAGCCGCGAAGTACATGGGCCTTCACCTTGTCCCAACGAGCGCACTGGGACAGGTGTGCGAGCATCCGATCATTGTCGGGAACGCTGGCGGCCGGAACCTGGTGCCAACTGGCAAGCCAGAGAGTCATAGCAGCGGCGCGCTCGTCCCCAGAACCAAGCACCCAAGTCTCGGAAGTAAGCAATCGCTGAACGTCCAGTGGCATGAATGCGAATGTCGAGAGGTCGCAGTCAGTTGGGGTCAACGGCTCCGGCAGAGGGTGTAATGCATCAGGCGAGACCGAACTCATTCGCGCCCCCTTCTCAGCCGCTCAAGGTATCCCGGGCTGTGCAGTGGCTGCTCGAACCACAGCGGGTTACGTCGATCAACCTGTCCTGGGTTTCGGGCCTCCACGGCCATATCACTGTCCCATGTCGACCATGCCTCGCCATCTCCCTCAATAGCTGTGATCAGGTCTATCAGTTTGGAACAGAAGAAGCTCCTATCCGGCGAAAACCGGCTTTCGGAAAACATCTCTTCAATACGCCCCAGATAGACTTCTGGTTCCTCTACCTCCGCGTAGTAGGCCACCTCGTAATCATGAGGGGCAGCGGGCGAACTAGAGAGTTCCTCGGCAACCTTGTGCGGGGAACCATGGCTCCAACCAAGCAAGTACACACCAGGCATGATTGGGCAGTGCAGGACGAAAACAAAACCGAAATCTCTACTCATTCGCTCAACTCCCGTGCTTGAAGCAACTTCTCCATGAGCCGCTCAGCCAATACTTCATCGATATCTTCCGGGCGCCAGCCGCACAGCCGCTTCACCAACACCATCAGGGCGAAGCGCGCCTTGATGATCTCGAACTGGATATCGGCGATGTTTAGGGCAACCTCGGCTACTACAGGGGGATCGAACTGGCCCAGCAGCTCGAAGGCAGTGTCGATTGAGCACCAGATCTTGTAGGCAACCTGGTCGCTGCCGAACTGCTCGAAGGACTGCTCGTTGAGCATCACGGGATCGGACTGGTGGGCGACCTTGCTCATGCCAAGCCCTCCCTCTCCAGGCGCTGCACCAAGGTCCGCATCTTGCGCTTGAGGTGGGTGGTCAGGTTGCGCCTGCTGCGGAACTCAACGATAGGCAGGGCGTGGCGGTGAATCTGGATGGTGTTGGTCATGGCTCAGTTCACCCTATGGACTTTGAGGGTGTTCGGCTTGAGGCCCAGCTCTTCGGCTTTGCGCTTCGCCTCTTCGGGATCAATGCCCAGCCGCTTGGCCATCCCTTCCAGTTCGTAAACGGGCTCTCCGTCGTCGGTATAGCCATCCGGAACGGCAGGCATCAGCCCCATCTGCACAGCCATGTCGTGCATTTCCTGGCGGAACGACTCCGGGGCTGCGTCGTACATGCGCTGAAACGCAGTTGCGGCTTCTGGGGTATGCGACAAGCCGGACTTGCACATGCTGGTGTAGAGGCGGCCAGCGGCTAGAAACTCAGGAGTCACCTGCTCGGTGGTATTGCGCTTGCTTTTCTTGCTCATGACTTCACCTTCGGGGCCAGCCGGAACCGGCCCGGGAAATAGGGATGGGTAGCTTGGGTCTCGGTAACCCGCTCGCACTCGCTGACGAAGCGCTTGAAGACCGCAGTGATATCGCTGGTCGCCCAGACCGCGTACTGGCTGCCCTGGGCGTTCTCGTGGCCGTTGCGGACCATGCCCCAGGGCTTCGGGCTGATAGGCATCTGCCGAACCACTGCGTCCACCACGGTGGCCGACAGGCCATAACGGTCATTGATCACCTCACGGATGCGGGTGATCGGCATGCAGTTCTGCGGGCAGTGGTCCCAAACGCGGGATTCGGACAGGTCCTCGACCCGCTGCTCGACGCGCTCAATAGCGACCTGGTGCTGGGCCTGCTGTTGCTCGATCTGCTGCTGTCGGCGCTCGAGTTGCACCTGAATCTGCGCATGAGCCAGCATCTGCTCAGCCTGGGTCATCGGCGCACGCAGAGCCTTCAGCCTCTCCAGAACACTGCGGCGCACCCCCTTGGACTCCCGCATGCCGACGAGCATGCATTGGTCCAAAGTGAGCTCGTAACACTCCATCAAAACGCCGCTCTGGGGGTGTGCAATTTTTTTGCATACCCCAAGTTCATCGCCGAGCTCATCCTGCACCCGGGCGATGAACTGGTCATTCCTGACGCGGGGTTCATTCGCAGCGGCCCGCGCCTCGTTGATGATGTCCCGCAGATCGATACTGGTCATGGTGGCGGCCTGGCCGCCGATGGTGGTCAGGTTCATCGCTCTACTCCCGCCATCTGCACCAGTGCGTTTTCCGTTTCGCCGGTCAACTCGGAGAGACGGCGAAACACATCCTTGTGGAAGAACACGAAACCAGCACCTCGAACCTGGGCGGCAGTCAGGCCCATCAAGGCACCGATTGCACGCTGCGCCTGCATCAACCGCTTGCAGGGATCAGGCTCGCGCTCCACGCGACCAAGGAAATCGTCGAGAATCTGCTGCGGGCCTGGCACGTGCAGGCCGCTACTGAACGTCCCGCACAGCCTTGACGGAGTGTCCGGGACCAGCCCTCTCCTCGAGCGCAAAGACTTCTTGATATCGAGCTCAGTCATGGCCGCACCTCCCGGTAATGCCGGACAGAAGCCCGGCGAGGTCGGCGCGTGCTCGCTTGGCGTCGTGATCCAAACGATCAGGGGTGGCGTATTCCGGCGCGTACTCGCCACGGCCTACCCAGCAACGGTTGCCGGGGAAGCGGTCGTTCAGCAGATCGGCGCCACGCTGGGCCTCTTCCTCGGTCGAGAACGGGGCGACCATCTGGGCTATCGCAATCCCGCCCTTCTGAATGGCAGGCGTGGAGATGAACCAGAACAGAATTCCATCGCCTGAAGACGCACGCTGAAACGTGTCGCCGGTATCGAAGCTGCCAGGGTTCACAGGTCACGCTCCCGATAGGCGGCGCCGATCTGCTGGTTGTAGCGGTAGAGAAAATTCCCGGTGCACAAGATGATCCGCTCGATCAGGTCATGAATCTCCGTCACAACGGGGTGCCCTCGACCACCCAGAGCAGGAACGACCGAGTCCATCAGCAGAGCCCGAAGTTGCGTCATATCGCTCCGAGCGTGGTTGAATAGATCGAACTCATTACGACTGAGCTCGACCCGCTCCATCACCTCCCCGTCGACAGGAAGCGGAGGACGAGAGGCCTGTGCCTTCGAGAGATCAGACATGATCACCTCCCAGCGCATCCTTCACCTCGCGCTCACGGGCTTTCCATTCGAGGTAGCTCTCGCGATCAGTCCTTTCGACATCCTCGCGGAGCCCAGGGACCAACTCGAACAGGATGCTGTCGACCTGCTTGCGATGTGCGCTGATCTCGTCCAAGGCTTCCCGCTTGGAAAGTCCAGGGTTGACCTTGAAGAAGCTGTTCTCCGGGTCAATAGGGCGAGCTCTCAGAAGCGCGTTCATGCAGCACCTCCCGTAGCATCAAGGCCGCGCACGCAGCTACTGTGCATAGCCGCCACCACCTCGGTGAGCAGCGCGATAGCTTCCGCCTCGGAGTCGTTCATAGGGTGAACGACGTCCCTGGCCATGCGCCTGAGCAAAACGCAGAGAGCGTTGAGCGACTCCTCGTAACGTTGCATTACCTCTACGATGGGAACCCCCTCGCAGACCTGGAGCGCACAGAGCCCGCTGGGGGTCAGGAGAAATCCAACCTCCTCAGTGGTCGCTAGCTGTTGCGCCTGGCTTGACGTTTTGATATTTTTGAGTTGCATGTTGATGTCTCCCTCGAGACAAAGAAGTACCTAGGCAGTCGCTCCAACGACTACCGACTAAAGGCCTCGCGAAAGCGGGGCTTTTTGCTTTCCGGCGTTTGAGTCAGCCGGGCCGCAAAGTGGCGTCAGGACACTCCGTGCTATCGTTTTGCTTCCACACGAAACTGGCTCGGAGGCCTGGCATGAACTGGTTGAAAGAAGCCTTCAGGCGCTGGAAGGCACGGCATTGGGACAAGGAGTACTTCCCAGAAGACCGGGGCGGAATAACGCCGCTTAGGGCCTTCTGGGAGAAAAGGCGCGCATCAATCATGACGTTCGCCCTCTGGCTGATTGCCCTGATCGCTGGGGCGTTGATCCTGAACATCGTTGGCCTTGGCTGACTCAATCTCGTGCAGCCGCTTGATGGCTCGATTCAGGAACTCCAGGCGAGCCCGGTAGCTGTCCATGCCTTGGGGAAAGTGCACATAAGCCACGTCTGCATCTGGGTAGAGGCGGTCACCCATCGCCTTGTTGCGCCCAGCGCTGTAGCCAAACTCATGACAGATGAGCGCGATCCCGCCGGCGGCTCCCACCGTCGCGATGATCGGCGTCAGCTCGACGTGGTAGCCGCCGATGCCATGAAGAATGACCGCCGCCCAATAGATCAACGCCATGGTGACCAGGCCACCGAACCAAACGAAGAACTGACGAATCATTGCGCCACCTCGGCACTGGATGCCTGCACAGCAGCATCAGCGCACTGCACCAAGTGGGAATCGGACGGCAGAATGGGCTCAAGGTCGGCGGAACTGGTGGCCATCGGGACGCTAGGCATTGCACGGGGGCGCCCACCTCCCGACGGAAACCGCTTCAGTTCCGTTGCCTCGAAACCGCCCCCCATTGCAGGCGCGACGATAATGAGGCGTTTTGACCTCAGCGCCTTACTGATTGCGGCCTGACTTGCTCCGAGGGCCTGGGCCGCCCCTTCCTGTCCGAAGCGGCCAACGAACTCAGCGAGTGTTTGGGTTTGCATACTTCCTGCCTCTTGCTTTGGAGGCAGAATAACCGGCGGTGCTATTATTTACAATACCGCTGGTTCTTTGACTGCATAACCGTTGGTTGTTAACGTCTCACCATGAAGAAACGAAAGCTAAGCCAGATCGAACTCAACGAATGCCAAGCGCTAAGGCACATTTATAGCGCGAAGCGCCGAGAACTAGGGCTCACGCAATCCTCCATTGCCGAGGCATTCCGTATGAGTCAGACCGCTATTTCGATGTATATGAATGGCAGCAATGCGCTGAATGCGGCCGTTGCCGCTAAATTTTCAACGATACTCGAAGTACCCGTATCCAGCTTCAGTCCGCGCCTAGCAGCCGAAATTGAGGGCATGGCAAAGGCAATGCATCCCAAGCCAGTACCAGATATCACCGACACCCTGGAGCCTATCCATCCGTGGGATGACGGCACCCCCATTGACGATGATGAGGTAGAGATACCTTTCTACAAGGAAGTTGAGATGGCCGCCGGCGCAGGCCGAAACATTGAGCAGGAAATCAAAGGACGCAAGCTTCGCTTCTCCTACGCAACCTTGCGCGCAGCAGGGGTCGATCCATCGGCTGCCATCTGCACCAGGGTAGGAGGCAACAGCATGGAGCCCTTGATCTCTGACGGCGCTACTATCGGCGTTGATACGGCCACCAAACACATCACCGACGGCGAGATCTACGCCATCAAGCACGACGACCTGCTAAGGGTGAAGTTCGTCTACCGCCTGCCTGGCGGGGGGGTCCGCCTGCGCAGCTATAACCGAGATGAGTATCCCGACGAGGAGTACACCCCTGAGGAAATGAGGAGCCAACAAATCAGTATCATTGGCTGGGTGTTCTGGTGGTCAGTGGTAAGGATTCGGCGAAAGCTGTGATCAACAACAGTCGGCACAACGCACCCCATCCCACCAGTCTTTTTGCTCAAAGCCTCAAAGCCATTCAGCCAACCTGCGGTTCTGCGCAAGTTGGCATGCTCACTTAATGCCTGACGCATCATTCGCCGCATTGTTCTGCTAGCTATCCGCAATGCCGGGCACTGTGCTCGGCACATGCACCCCCTGCAAGCCCATCCCAAGCAACACCCCACCTACCGCCCGCGACCTCAGCCGCCCTCAAGCAGGAAGCAGCAATACTCAATAATAAAACCGCAGGTGTTGACACCAATAAATAACCGCAGGTAAATTCTGTCCATATGTTGAAACGTGAGTGACCAACAAGGACTCCCCATGACCATCACCATCAGCACTGATACCTGGCAAGGCCGTCTCGGCATGGGTCTCGCTCCGCGCGAACTGGAGGCCACCCTGCATGCGGCGAGCGACCTGACCGCAAAGGAGATCGCGAAGCTGATGGGCATCGCGCCTGGAACCGTATCCAAGCGGTTGGATGATGCGCGGTTCAAGCTCGGCGCCAAGACTATCCGCGGCCTGGTGCTGGAGGCGTACAAGCGCCAGATTATCAGCCCCCTGTGCGTTGGCATCCTCGCCCTCCTGGCGGCAGCACAACCCCTCCTCGATGAAGACCCGGCCATGCGGGCGCGCCGTGGCGGCGAAAGGAAGATCGAAACTCGTCTGACTGCTCGCCGCGATGGCGTGGCCTGGGTGGCGTGATCATGGCCTGGGACAGAAACGATCCTCTCAACATCCTGGCGCTGCAGCTCGACGGTGAACTGCGCGCAGCGGCCGACTTTTGCTATGGCTACAACGGGCCGGCACAGCGCGCTTTCGCCCGGCACATCCAGGGCCTGGGCAAGACGCTCGACGAGCTTACCGTGGCAGACCTGAAGGCGGCGGCCGCATTTGCGGACGCAGAACTGAACGACCTGCAACAGAGAGGGCTGATCTGACGCGGCAGACCGAACGCGCCGAAGCAGCCAAGCAGTAACCAACCGATTTTCGCGAAAGCCAACAACCGCGGCAGGCCATCGGCTTGCCTGGAGGAAAGCATGGACAACAAACCTCTCATCAAGCCCGGGAAGCTCTTCCTGATCTGTATCGCCCTGCTGGCCTATGCCGGGTTGTCCGTCGCCCTGGTGGGCGGCATTGGGCCGGCCCTGGTCAGCAGTCGCGACGATGTTCTGGTCTTCGCGGGATTCGCCATCCCCGGCGTCTGGTTGATCGCCTCGGTCTGCCTCGGCATCCACCTCGCCAACACCCGCCGCGAAGAAGCGGCCACCACCAGCAAGGAGAAAGACCAATGAAGCGGATTCCCGCTGCTGCAATGCTGTGCCTGCTCGCCGTCCTGGCGGGCTGTTCGAAGGTGCCTGCCGGCAACGTCGGCGTGATCGTCAACCTCTACGGCTCCGAGAAGGGCGTAGAGACGCGCGAGGTCGGCACTGGGCGCTACTGGGTAGGCGTGAACGAGGAACTCTACCTGTTCCCCACCTTCACGCAGACCGAGACCTGGGGCGGCGAGGAAGCGATCAGCTTCCAAACCGTTGAGGGCATGAAGGTTGGCGGCGCCGTCGGCATTACCTACTCGGTATCCCCCGACAAGGTGACGACGCTGTTTCAGAAGTACCGGGCGGGAATCGACGAAATCACGAACAAGTTCCTGCGGAACATGGTGCGCGATGCCTTCAACGATGTTGCCTCGAAGCTTCCAGTCGAGAGTGTCTATGGCGCCGGCAAGGCGGACCTGCTGCTGGCCGTCGAGAAGCGCGTGCGCGACCAGGTGGCGCCCATCGGCATCAACATCGAGCGCATCTACTACGCATCCGACCTGGTCCTCCCGCCGCAGGTCACGCAGAGCCTCAACGCGAAGATCCAGGCCACTCAGATGGCCGAGCAGCGCCGTAACGAGGTCGCCCAAGCCAAGGCCGAAGCCGACAAGGAACGCGCTCGGGCCCAGGGGGAGGCGGACGCGAAGCTGACCCTGGCCACCGCCGATGCGAAGGCGATCGAGATCCGCGCCCAGGCGCTGCGCTCGAACCCCGACGTCGTGACCCTCAACGCGGTCGAGAAGTGGGACGGCAAGCTGCCCACCTACATGGCCAGCGGCTCCCCGCTGCCCTTCATCGGCATCAGCAAGTAGCCATCCTCGCCCCGGCGCCAGCGATGGCGCCACTGGAGAAAAGCATGACCACCAAAGCAAAGACCAAGAAGCAAGGCACCGCTCTCATCCTCAGGACCTGCAGTGCTGATCTCACCAGCCACGGCGGGTTTCAGTGGCCAGACAAGATCGGAGCGGTAGTCGAAGCCCCGGACTGGAAGAAGGACAACAAGTGCGGTCACGGCCTGCATGGATGGCTGTTCGGACAGGGCGACCATGATTGCAGCAGCACCGTAGGCGACGCAGATGCGAAGTGGCTGGTGGTTGAAGTGGGTCTCTCCGACCTGATCGCCCTCGGCGGCAAGGTGAAGTTTCCTCGCTGCACAGTCCGTCACATCGGGGACAAGGCAAGCGCAACACAGTTCCTGATCGCAAACGAACCGCGCGCGGCTGGCGTAGCAGTGATCGGCGCCACCCTACAGGCAGGCGATAAGGAACTCTGTCAGGTAGGCGCATATGGCACCGCCACCGCCGGGAACGAGGGCACCGCCACCGCCGGGTACTGGGGCACCGCCACCGCCGGGAACGAGGGCACCGCCACCGCCGGGAACGAGGGCACCGCCACCGCCGGGTACAAGGGCACCGCCACCGCCGGGTACAAGGGCACCGCCACCGCCGGGGACTGGGGCACCGCCACCGCCGGGAAGAAAGGCGAGATCCAAATCCGCTACTGGGACGAAAAGACCGAACGGTACCGCACCGTCATCGGCTATATCGGCGAAGACGGCCTTGAGCCAGGTGTTGCCTACAAGCTGGATGACAACCACCGGTTCGTGAAGGCGGGGGGCTGATCATGAAACGAGCAACCGTTGTAACCGAACTGCCGGCCAGCACCAGCCGGGACATGGACAAGTTCGTTGTCCGACTGCCGGACGGCCTGAGGGCCGAGGTGGAAGCCGAGGCCAGGCGCGATGAACGCAGCATGAACAGCGTGGTCATCATCGCCCTGCGCGAGTACCTGCACGGTCAGCGCCGGAAGCAAGCGCTCCTCGATGCTCTGACCGCTGCCACCGGAGGGCACTGACCATGAAGCAAGCACTCATCGGCACCGCGATCAGCCTGCTGCTCAGCGCGTGCCTGTACTTCGGTCAGGGGTCGCTTCACCAGTTCGCCTTCTATGTGGCGGCGGCCACGAACGTTCTCTGCTGGCTGCTGATATTCGCCGGCGGCATCAAGGAGCAAGGAGCCGCGAACCTGCTCGCCCGCCCTTGGCTCTCCATCCCTACCGGCGCTCTGCACGTGGCGGCCCTGGCCCTCACAGATCACCCTGCACTCGCGGCTTCGAGCCTGCTGGTGCAAATGGCTTGCTACGCCCTCGCCTACCAGGCAGTGCGCAGCGCCGAGCAAGGGGGTGACCTATGACCCATGCCCTGTTTAAACAGATCGACCTGACCGCCAAGCTCGGCCAGGACGGTAGCTCGCTCCAGGCCATGAACGCGCTACGCGTCATCCGGGAAACGGTAGCGAAGCACCTGGCCGGCACCGAGGGTGCAGGAGAGATTCCGCTCGAGCGAGCCCTCCTGGCGCTCCGCACCATCGCCGAGCTCCCCTGCCCCGAGCAGGACGACCTCCCGGCGGCGAACATGCGACAGATCGCGCTGGCGGCGTTGAGTGGCGCTGGAGCGAGTTCAGAGCCGGGCAACCCTGGCGGCGAACCTCTGTCCGGACCGGGTAGTGCCGGCGAGCGACCCTACCCCGCGCCGGGATTGGCCCGCGAGCGCGACCCGCTCGGCCTTGCTCGGCACGCTCAGACGTTCAACGAAGCGCCAGCACAGGGGCTGAAGCCTTCTGCCTTCGACCCCATCACCGGCACCACCGACCAGCCCCAGGAAGCTGCTCAGGACCTGCCTCCGCTGGAGGAACACCTGGCCCAGGTCGAGCAAGAGGCAGCCGCTCTGTGCAAGGACCAGAGGAAGTGCGACCAGAACGGGTGGGTCGCGATCGATGATCGACTCCCAGCGGAAGATAAGTGCGTACTCGTGTGGGTAGATGGAGGGGTCGAGTTCGCCACTCAGCACAACGGCTTCTTCATGGATCAGTTCCAAGAACTTTTGGACGTTACCCATTGGATGCAACTACCAGCAGCGCCAGCGTCTGGAGGTGAGCAATGACCATGCGCAAGGCACTGACCGCTATCGCACTCGTCGCGCTGTTTGGCCTGGCCACTGTTGCCGCCGGCGCCGCACTACAGCCGTTCAAGACCCTGTTCATCTGGGAGGTATGCCAGTGATGAGAGGCTCCGACATTCCACCACCACCAGGGTATCACCCTACCCCGCTCGCCACCCTAGGCCAACAGTTGGTCCGCCTGGGCCAGGCGATGCAGAACCCCAACACCAAGCTCGGCGAGTTGACCGAACTGGTCCAGGCCTGCGGCGTCGACCTGCGGATCTGCGACACGAACAAGGAGAGCCGGTCATGAAGGGCGCAACGTTGCACAGGCTGATCGATATCTACGCCGACAGTCGCCGTAACCTGCGCGTCCGTTTGGCGGCCCTCCGGATGTTCGTCCGCGCGGTGTGCGCCGATCGCAACACCAGCTTCGCCGAGTATCGCCAGGTGTGTCGGAGGCTCCTCAAGGGCATGCCGTTCACCGAGCAGGCGCTTGAGCGCGAGCGAGCGGCATATCTGGATCGCACCAGAGCTGCGAGACAAGCCATGGAGGAGAGCGGTGCTTGGCTTATCGGAAACTCAGCAATGATCGAGCAGGCCCTGTCGTTTGACGACCTGTGCGATCTCCTGGGGGTGAATCATGCCCACCGTGCCGAGGCTGCCGAGGCCTGCGCGGGCGACGCCGGAGTCGTTGGCGGCCTGCTCTGGATTGGTGGGGAGTTCGAGGACAGCGCAGACCACAAGAGCGGCCGCTCCAACCGAGGGAACACGGGACCCCTTACCGCAGCGGTCCAGAACCTGTTCCAGAGGTTCCTGGTTGAGAATCCGTCGGCAATTCCCGATCCGTTCGCCCCGGGCGGGCCCTTTTACGGAGTCCCGCGGCAGGAGATGGCGCCGAACGGCACTGTGCAGATTCGGCGACCGGCACTCACCGTCCACAGCCAGGACGGTTCAATCCGCACGGTTGAGCGAAAGCCGGAGGTGATTGGTGAGTAGGCAGATGACCGCGCGCCGGCTGACCCGGGCCGAGATGAACCACCTGCGCCGCCTGATCGGTTGGGTTCGTTGCGAGGTAGGAGCAGAGCCAGAGGAAATCGTCACTACCGCCAAAGAGGCTCTCGACCACTTCCAATGCGTGACGGAGGACGGCAAGCAGCGGCTGCTCGAGCACTACCAAAAGTCAGTAGCCGTACCGAATTACATCCGCGCTGCGCTCAAGGCCCTGGAGAAGGTGTGCCATGAAGAACCGACCGAGGTGGTTGACGGTGAGTTGGTTGCCCGCGAGCGCCACGAAGTGCCGCTACGCCTGGCCGTAGCGCGCAACGAAGAGGAGATAGGGAATGGGAAGCTCGATTAGCCCCGTATCCGAGTTCCTGTCCGAAGAGGAAGTCGCCGAGCTGACTGGGCGCGAGTACCCGAGCAAGCAGATCGAGTGGCTGAACAGGTACGGCTGGAAGTACGCCGTGACCGCGGCGAACCGCCCAATAGTTGGGCGCGTATATGCCCGCCTGAAGCTGGCTGGCGTGAAGCCGACGATGGAAGCAACCGAGAAGTGGAGCCTGGACCTGTCCAGGGTTAGATGATGAGACCGCGGAGCAACAAGAACCGGGGCCTGCCGCCTCGCATGATCAAGCGTACCCGGACGATGAAGTCAGGAAAGGTCTGGGTCGGCTACTATTACGACGGGCGGGATGCTGAGGGGAGGCGCAGGGAGATCCCGCTGGGCACGGACTTGGATGAGGCTCGGGAGAAGTGGGCGAAGCTGGAGAGAAAGGCCGTGCCGCCAACCACTCGGACCGTCGGCGACCTGTTGCGCAGGTTCGAGCGGGACGTGGTTCCGACGAAGGCGCCGAAGACCCAGAAAGAGTATTCGAAGATGATCCGCCAACTGCTGGGCGCCTTTGACGAAGCCCCGGTAGAGGACATTACGCCGAGCACCATCGCTCAGTACCGAGACGCCAGGACGGCCAAGGTTCGAGCGAATAGGGAGATCACCCTGCTTTCCTTCGCCTACAACATGGCCAGGGAGTGGGGCATCACCAGCATGGAAAACCCCTGTCGCGGGGTGAAGAAGAACAAGGAGCAGCCGCGCGATGTGTACGTCACGGACGAGGTGTGGAAGGCGCTCTACGAGAAAGCGCCGGACGATCTGCGGGTGACGATGGACCTCGCGTACTTGACAGGCCAGCGTCCGGCTGACGTGAGGAAACTGCGCAAGAGCGACGTTTCCGGGGACTACCTGCTGGTCGGGCAGAACAAGACGTCGCGCAAGCTCCGGATACGGCTCCGCCGCGCCGACGGGCAGATGACGCAGCTCGGCCGCCTGATCGAGTCGATCACCTCCGACTCTCCGGCGCTGGTCACCAACGAGAAGGGCCAGCCGATGACAGAGAAGATGCTTCGCACCAGGTTCGATACCGCACGTAAGGCTGCGGCCGAGGAGGCGATCAAGGCGGGTGACCAAGACTTGGCCAGGGAGATCATGCAGTTCCAGTTCCGGGACATTCGCCCCAAGGCGGCCTCCGATATCGAGAGCCTGGCCGACGCCTCAGACCTGCTCGGACACACGACTCAAGAGATCACGAAACGCGTCTACCGTCGGATCGGGAAGGCCGTGAACCCCGTTAGATAGGCATGAATTGCGGAAACGAATACAAAATTTGCGGAAGCGATCAGCCTTAAGCTACTGATGCACATAGAAAATCAAACATAAGGCAGAAGATCACCGGACCGCCGCCTCGGGCGGTTCGGGAATGCAGCGACGCATCTACCGCCTCAATGAGGGAGCAGATAGGCGTAATAGCGCTTGAAGGTCAGGGCTGCACGATTCATGCGCGGCACTCTACGCGCCTGTGCCGGGCTGTCAAGGCTGGAAAGCGCCTCGACACGAACCGAGGCACTTCCTTGCAACAGAAGTGCAGCCTGGGAAAGTTTGCCCGCCAGTTATCCGCACAAATTTATGACGCCGGTTTCTCTACTTTGAAAAACAACGCCCGGCCGGACGTGTACTTCAATAACTCGACCGAAAGAAACCTATCAGCAAGGCAGTTGAATTTTTTCCGAAAGCAATAATTCGATACTTTTCTGGATTGGCGCATCATCTCGTAAAAATAGCGAACCGCTTCCCAGCACCCACGAATATCAGTGGATCAGCAATATCCAGATGCTTATCGCGGCATTCGAAAAAACATCGACCAATTCCACTGACAAAATATCGGCGTCATTTGCCTAACATGGATATTCCAAGTTCACCCTATCAACTTCCCAGATTGACACTCTCGCTGGCAGATCAGTAATTTTCAGCGACCAGCCGGCAAAGTACTTTTCCAGAGCGGCTGGCAACCGATAGTCACTCTATCTTCGCAAACCGATGTTTATGCGAGAGGGCCGGCTATCGCTCAAAACTTGATTGATGAAGGAATAGCGCCATGCAACTCGCCACACTTCAGGAACTGAGCTTCGATGAAATCGACCAGGTATCGGGCGCCGGACTCTTCAGCTTCGTCGGCGATGCCATCGTCGATGTGGTCAAGGTGTCCAACGACCTGCTCAACACGTCGGTCATCTCTTCGGTCGGCAAGGTGTTCAACGCCGTCGGCCTGACCCCCATCCATCAACTGGCCGACACCCTCGGCTACGGCGTGTTCAAGGGCGTCGCCGCGGTCGGCGGCCTGCTCGGCGGCGATACCAGCCGTATCGATTACCACTACGACACCGAGTGGACCTGATCCCAGGACCTCGGCCCGCTCCCGTCGCGGAGCGGGCCTCCCCCGTCGCCGGAGGCCTGGGCGCCCCCGGCGGCGACCAAGGACCCGGCAACCGGGAAGGGGCGACCAGCGCCCCGATCAGGAGAACCGCCATGCACGACCCCATCCAGCAAGCCGACGCCTTCGTCGACGATCCCGACCAGGAGTCCGGCGGCCTGTCGCGCCGCAGCTTCCTCGGCAAGAGTGCCACGCTCGGCGCGGTCGGCCTGGTGGCCGGCTGGACCCCGGCCTTCGTCATCCAGCCCGCCGAAGCCGCCGCCAGCAGCTGTCCGGCGCCGGCAGGCTTTCCGGCCGGTCTCGAACTTTATCGGCGGGCGTTCCGCAACTGGTCGGGGGAAATCGCCGCCGACGACCTCTGGAGTTGCGCCCCGCGCACCAACGAAGAGGTTCTCGCGGTGGTCAACTGGGCCTGGCAGAACGGCTTCAAGGTGCGCCCGCGCGGCATGGGCCACAACTGGTCCCCGCTGCTGCTGAAAGGCGGCGAGAACTGCGAGAGCCGCATCGTGCTGGTGGAAACCAGCCGTTACCTGACCCGCGTACGGATCGACGCCCAGGGCGAGTTCGGCCTGTTCAGCGCGCAGACCGGCGTCACCATGGAAGCCCTGTTGAAACAGCTGGAGCGGGTCAAGCTCGGCTTCGTCGCCACGCCGGCGCCGGGCGACCTGACCCTCGGCGGTGTGCTCGCCATCGACGGCCACGGCACCGGCATCCCGGCGCAGGACGAAAGCCGCCTGCCGGGGCAGAGCTACGGCTCCCTGAGCAACAGCATCGTGGCGTTGACCGCGGTGGTCTGGGACGGCGCCGCCGGACAATACGTGCTGAAGACCTTCCGCCGCGACGATCCGGCCTGCGCGCCGTTCCTCGTCCACCTCGGACGCGCCTTCATCGTCGAGGCGACCCTCCAGGCCGGGGTCAACAAGCGCATGCGCTGCCAGAGCTACGTGAACATCCCGGCGAGCGAGATGTTCGCCGCGGCCGGCAGCGGCGGAAGGACCTTCGACAGCTTCCTGCAAAAGAGCGGACGCGCCGAGGCCATCTGGTTCCCCTTCACCGACAAGCCCTGGCTGAAGGTCTGGACGCCGACCCCGCGCTGCCCGTTCGGCGCCCGCGCGGTCAACGGCCCGTTCAACTACCCCTTCTCCGACAACATTCCCAAGGCGCTGTCCGACCTGCTGGCGGCGATCAACACCGGCCACCCGGAACTCACCCCGCTGCTCGGCAAGCTGCAGTACGACCTGGTAGTGGGCGGCATGGCGCTGACCCTGGGCTACGACCTGTGGGGCTGGAGCAAGGACCTGCTGCTGTACATCAAGCCCAGCACCCTGCGCGTCACCGCCAACGGCTACGCGGTGCTGACCCGGCGTCGCGACGTGCAGCGGGTGATCAACGAGTTCTACCTGCAGTACCAGACGATGGTCGCCGCCTACCGCGCCAACGGCCACTACCCCATGAACGGCCCGGTGGAGATTCGCGTCAGCGGGCTCGACCAGCCCGGCGAGTCGATCGTTCCCGGCGCCCAGGTGCCCAGCCTGTCGGCGATCCGTCCGCGCCCCGACCAGCCGGAGTGGGACACGGCGATCTGGCTGGACATCCTCAGCCTGCCCGGCACTCCGCAGGCCAACGCCTTCTACCACGAGTTCGAGGCCTGGCTGTTCGACCACTTCAGCGGCGACTACGCCTCGCTGCGGGTGGAGTGGAGCAAGGGCTGGGGCTACAGCCCCACCGCCGCCTGGGCCGAGCCGACGGTGGTCGACCAGTTGGTGGCGCAGTCGCTACGCCAGGGCCTGGTCGCAGACAACGATTGGGACGCCGCGGCGCGCCAGTTGAACGAAGCCGATCCGCATCGGCTGTTCAGCTCGCCGCTGCTCGACCGGCTGATGCCATGAAATGCCGCTATGCGAGGCCGTACTGACTCGGACGAAGAGCGGTTCGCCGGAGCCGATATGAATGAGCCCTCGATACGGCGTTGACTTGTTCAACAGGTCTTATCGAGGTGTCGCACGAACCGGCCTTAATCATTCGCAAAGTTTACCCGGAGTGGCAAACCTTCATCCGCCGAATATTGAAACTCATTGTCAAACGAATTATCGAGCCCATGAAAAACCGCTAATCCTGGCAGTTCATTCCACTCTTTCGGATTAGTACCATCGAATGGCTTTCCAGACTCATGGGAAGCCTAAAGGAGATATATGAAATGAAAGAACTCAATGACATTGAAGTCACCTGCGTTTCGGGTGGAACTCTTTCCGGCATGATCGTAGGCGCCGTCGACGGCGCCGCGACGGGCATGGCAATCGGTGGGAAATGGGGCGGTGCCGGCGGCTTCGGCTTCGGCGCACTTTCCCAGTTGGTCGGCCTGGTCGTGCCAACCGCGATGGGCGCTATTGCCGGGGGCACGGTCGGTCTCTTCACCAATGCGGAAACGGCTGTCGGTTACTTGGGCCAATACCGGGAAAACTTCGGTCCCGGTGATGTAGGCCGCACCACCATCTAA